TGACCGCGCCATTCCCGCCAGCAAGAAGAATGAAGCCAGCGCCGCCGTCAACGATCGTGGATAGCCAAGCCGCGGTGATCTCACCACCAGAAAGAGCTGCGCCGCCTTGGTAGATGGTTTGCGCGCCCAAGCCGTTGATGTTGACCGTCGCCGGCCCCGTGTTTGAATGAGCGACAATGAACGAGATCGGCACGCCGACCAACTGCGCGTAGGAGGTGATGCCGGGGATCGTGAGGACGATGGCGTTGACGGTCCCGGTGTCGGTGCCGGCGTTAAGTGATGCGGCCCCATTCCAGAACAAATCCATCCAGTTCGCACCGCCCGTGTTTGGATTGCTGGTGTTGTTGTCAACGGTCGAAATCCACCGCCGCCCGAACGTGGCCGATGCAAGTATAGCCCCATTGGGATACCCGCCGATCGCAGTCGAGAACGCCGAATCATATCCAACCGGCGCACCAGCCTGCAACCACTGCGTCCAAAGGGTCGCGTAGTTTAGCGCCCCGTTGAAATCCCCGATAGCCGGAGGAGTTCCGCCAGCTCCGGCAGGAACCGAAGTCGCAGGCGGGAACCCCAAAGCCTGAGATGCCGCAGGGCTCACGCCAGTCTCGGGGATGGTGTTGATATAGCTCGATGTGGCAGACGCGCCCCACGGCACCGAGAATTTATAGGGGATTGATGCGACCAACATTACAGTTGCACCACGGTTGCGGAGACGCCACACGGACGCGGCAGAACGCCGGATTGATAAACGATGGCGGTCTGCACGGGCGTCAATGCCGATCCGAATGTGTAAGTCATCGTCATGTTTTCTCCATCGGTGCAGTAGCAATTACCAACCACCGGCAGCGGACCATTCGCGCCGAACAAGTTGATAAGAATTTGATTGATCGCCGGGATCGTGGCGTTGCAGATGTTGGCTAGAGCTTTGGCCAGGATCAGCACACGGAAGGCGTCATCGGTGAGGGAGTAATTCGATGTGACGGCTTCACCGTTGTAGAATGGTGCTTGATTGAAGCCCACGCCGGATGCCCCTGATGGGCCTTCCATACCGAAATATGTGCCTGTGCTGATTTGCAAAACGCGGCCAACACCAACGATGCGACCCAGCACGTCTAGTCCGTAACCGATTGCGGTGTTGATGTTCCAAACGTTGTCGTAGAAGGCGTCGATGTTGGCGATGGGGTCGAGATATGAATTCATGTTCGTGGCGAGTTGAACAATCGTTGGGCTGTTCGCGTATTGGCTCTGCAACGTTGACTCTACGTCAATCATACCAACACCAAATTGATATCGGCGTTGGCCAGCGTCGGAAGCTGGTTAATATTCATCGTCACGTCATTATTCACAGCCGCAACCGAAGTCATGGCCTCGGATGCAACGGTCTGCGAAACCGCCACGGTCCATGAAGTCCCAGACCCAGCCGTGATAATCGTCCCCGCCGCCACCCCAACCCCATAGACAAACTGCCCGATGGCGATGGTTCCAGTGACGGACGATACCGTCAAAGTCACGCCAGATATCGCCCCGGTGAATGAGCACGTTGGCGTTGCATTGGTTCCGATCAGGATTGATACGATCTGCGCCCATGTGCCGAGCATCGCCACATCGGTGTAATACCGCGAGGCGAAAATCTCGGAGCCAATCCGCCCCCGCGTGCCGCCATCTTCCCCGAGAAATCCCGAGACGATGGCAGATTGGATCAGCGCGGCGGCATTGGATGGCACCTGCGAGCTATTCTTGATCGTGACCACCATGCAGATAGGCTCTGCGGTCGGGACCTCATACGTCACGGTGTATGATGGGTATGGCGGTGAGTATCCGCTGTTCATGTCGTAGACGGTCTGTGTCGTGTTCCCGGTGTAGCCGCAACCTGGGTTTTTTTTGGTCCAGATGGCCTGCGCGACATCCGCCGCCGCACCACCCGCCACGCATACATAGAGGCTGTTGGCGGCCAGCGTGACGCCGCCAGTGGTGACGGGCGATCCGGTGTAATTCTCGGTCGCGTAATAATCGATCACGCCTGAAACTTTGGCGACGGCTCCGGCAATCGCGGGCAGAAACCCGGCACCATTCGCGGCAACGGTGGCTTGGCGCATGGCCTCAAATGACGCTCGCCCCTGCACCAGATTGCCGACCACGCCGGAAATAACCGTGGCGCTGTTCCAATTCGGGACTGACTGGTAAATCTGCACCGTCGCAGGGACTGGAATTGGACCCGTGGGCACCGATGCGAACGAAAGCGTGACGCTGCCACCAGTTCCGATCTCGCCGGCCTGAGTGCAGAGATATTGCACGCCGGCTGGATCTTGCACCGACGCCGCCAGCGAGATCGGAACGCCGGCAAGCCCATTGCACTGTATCTGCAAAACCGTCGATTGCGCTGGGTTGCGGGTCAAAAAATAGAACCGCCCGATAGCATCCTGCATCCGGCCGCTCGCATAGGCGGGATCAACCCCGTTATAAAGCGCGACCTGTTGGTTGTTGCTGTCCCCGATGATGGCCGCCTGGCTGGTGATCAACTGCCCCGCAGGTTCGGCCGGGGCCGTGTTCAGCGTGCCGTTAAATGCAGAGGTCCAGTCGGCGTCAAGCCCTGTGACAACGGCCGATTCCGCAGGCACGACAAAGCCTGCATCGGTAAATGAGATCGTCGGAACGCTGGTTGTGCCGGACATCAGAAACCTACCACTTGCGTTGTTCCTGAGTTGTCAGTGAATTGGACCTGTCCCGTGAGTGCGCGTGTTGGCGTCAGACCGGACAGGTAGACGATAGCGTTATTGCACCCCGGCACCGCATTCGCCGCCGCAACCAACTGTGCCTTTAGCCAGTTGATCGATGGATTTTGGCCCAGCACATCCTGGAAATATGGGATGCCGGCGGTTGTGTCATACCACTGATCTCCGACGAACACGCGGCAGGCCGATGCGACAGATTGCGCGATGGCGTATGGATCGGATGCTACTGCGATGTTGCCGGATGCGTCGGTGACGAGATCCCATAGGGCGGTGTCGAGAAGCAGAGTATTCACGAAACGTCTCCCGTTGAACCGCTGCCGGTCTGGACGCCGCCGTGCGTGTGCGGCAGGAACATCTTGCCGTCGATCTCGGTCCCTGCTGACGTAATGGAAATCCCTTTGGAGCCGACAGTCAGATTTATTGTATCCGATGAGACGATATTCACGCCCGTCTGTGTGATCTGCACATACTGCGTTGGCGCTCCACCAAGAACAGACCCGAAATAAACCCCATCAGACCATGAGTGCTGACGAAATGACCCGGCAGGCGATACCGCGCCCGTTGCTTTGACATTCGATATGTCACGATCGCAGATGATCGCCATCCCAATGTCGCCAACGATGGGATCGAGTATCACCGCTCCCAATCCGCTTTGGAGACGAAAGCACGGTATGTTGTAGACGATGCCGTGCGGGGTCTGGTTGGCGAGCACGTCTTGCTGATTGACCATCGGCTGCACGGAAACGATGGAGGGAACCCCAACCCCGCCGCCAGTGACAGAAATCACTTTCACCAGACCGCAAAAGGCTTTTTCAGCGATGACCTGGCGAATGCAGAAATCAACGGCGCTGAAGTCGCTGCCGCCAGATTGGAACCATTCCTGCCCGACGTATCCGCCAGATGTCGGAAGTGGGCCGCTGTTTCCGCTCATGGCTGGCCTGGCTGACCGGGGATGCGGACGCAGGAACAGCTTGTGAACCACGGGCCGCCCGGAACCTCGGCGGATAGGTCATGCACCAATGGATTGGTGACGAACCAAATCCCGTTTGGACCGCCAGTCTGCGTCCCTTCCTGCACTGGCGCATTCACGCCCACCGTCGTGGGCGCAACACCAACGCTGCTTTGCATCTGGATCTTGCCGTTGAGGATGATGCTCGGGTTGAAAAGCGTCTTGAACGACATGCCATTACTCTGAAATGTTGGGTATCCAACAAGACCGGATGCCGTGTTGATCAACGGGATTTTCCCGCCGCGCGTTCCGAGTTTGGGCCATATCGCAAGGGTGCCAGGAATCGTTGAAGTGTCTGGATACATCTCGATGTTTGCGGCGCGTGCCAATTGATGCGCCTGAGACATGAGGCTTCCTGAGAAATAAGGGCTGCTTAGTTTGACCTGAACACCGTTATTCTCAAACGCCATGCCCATTTGTAGCGCAAGGCCCGACATGATCGTGGCCACATCGCCCGATCCGGGAAACGAACTTGGCGCGGCTGATTCGATCATCGACAGCGCACCGCCATAGGATGCAATCACCAGCGACGTTTCCGGCGCTTCGGAATAATCCTGATAGCAATCCAGCATGAACCCGGAATAGACCACCGACATTCCGTTGGTTGTATCGCCAGCCTGCACGGTTACGATGTTGTTTTTCCGGATCATCGGACGCGGAATGCCAAGTGTGCTGACTGTGTTCATAATGCTTGGTGGCAGGCCGTAGACCCGAACGTTCGCGCGGTCGAGCGAGGGGAACCCGGACTTGATGATCGACGCCAGAACGCGCAGTCCTTTCAGCGTGACGGTGTTTTTCCCGGTATCACCGAATGCGCCGAGCCCTAGCGTGATGGTAACGTCGATGGCTTTCTGTGTGTAGCTGGTGCCGCTCATGAAAGCCCCGCAGGCAATTCCGCAGGATAGTAATAGACCAACACCCACCGCGAGCCTAGCCCGGTATAAACCGGGTCAAGGTCGCCTTGCGTGTCCTGAAAAGCAATGTCTCCAATAAACCCAAGATAGGCAGATCGCACGATTACATTGCTGTTCCATGCTACAACGCCCCCGATGATCAGCGCATTGTTGACCAGAAGGTCAACGTAGATGCTGCCACCAAGCTGATAGACATTGATCTGGCACGCCTGATTGTTCAGCGCGACACTCACGGTCTGCGATGGGACGGCTTGCAATGGGACAATGAGCATCAGCCCAATCCCCCATTCATGCCGGCGCTCTGCGCGGGCGTCGGGGTCTGAGGCTGCACCGTCCCACTATCCACTTGCGCCGCACCTGATGGCACCGCCGTGTTCGTGTATGCCGCCGTGCCAGTGACGCGGATTTCCTCAACCCAGATGTCAACCGCCATCATCGAAACGCCATTGCGGGCAGTGCGCTTGAAATCATGATGCGTAATGTTGCACGATGGGTAAACGTATTCTGGCATGTAGAGGTCGAAAAGCGTGGTGCTTTTCTGCGCCGCCAGAACCGAGGATAGAAATGCCGATCGTTGGGCCTCGTTCCCGCTGATCATGTATGTCACGCGCCCCGAGAATGGCGTGCTGACTTTGTTATATGACAGAAACGCGCCAGCCTCTTGCGGCGCCGTCGAGATGCGATGATCAAGGCGGAATTCCAGATCGGCAACCGATTGGCTTGTGCCATTCAAAGCAGAGAGAACCTGCGCGATGATGCCGGATGCCGCCGCTGCCGCAAATGCTGGCTGACCGCCCTGCGTGAAAATCCCCCACTGAGGGGTCTTGAACATGTTGATGATTTCGATTGCATCGGACACCAGCAATACGACCGTGTTCTGGATCGTATCGACAGTGCGCAAAAGCGTCGGAACGCCTGGCG